TCCCACCAATACACAATGTCATTGACTGTATCTCCGGTTAGTCCCATGTTTTCTGCATTAACAAACATTAAAACTGGACCAGTTTGATTAACAACAAATTTTATTATCTTTTCACAGACAGCAGTATGATTACAATATTCAGGCTGAACATCTACTACGATTATAGGATGAGAGCGACCTTCAATTATAAATTCTTCTGCTTTCATTTTATCGCCTTCCATTTCTCGGCCAAACTATCAACAAACTCCGATACTTTGGTAAATCCTCGTTCCCGCATATATTGAATAATTGTGGTTGCATACCGACGATCTGGACCGCTGTCAGGTTTACGAGAATTGGATAAGTCGTTGGCCAATCCCTTCGCAGATTCTGATCGATCGTAAGAATACATTAAATTATATCTTATACGATCAGCATCTTTGCCTAATTGTTCTTTGCTATTTGCTTTTATTAATTCGATCCAAGGCGTTATGTACCCACGACGGCGGCTGGTTATATAGCCTTTACGAGTGTCTTGGCCTGGTAAAGCACCACTGGTAGTTCGTCTTGTATCCAATAAACGCCAACTTTTTTTATCTTGGTAAAAATATGTAGGTATGTGTCTGCGTTTAGCAGCGATCAATGTTTGTCGAGCCAATGCCTTGATTTGCGGTTCTGCGTCAGGGCTTACATATACATGTATAGCAGTAACTCCGTCAATTGGTATAGTAGATTCAGAGCTAAACACACGATCCTCGGCCTCATGAGCACGATGATGCTGTTGTTCAGGAGATCTATTCAGCCAATAATCCACTGGTCTGCTAATATAATTACGATTAAACCAGTTACCATTTAACACAAATAATACCGCAGAGCTACCTATAATATCGTGATAACCACCTGTGCGTGTGCGTGTGGTGCTAAGAAAGTAATATTTACCCCGTGGCATATATTGTTGTTCTACACTGCCTAAACCACTACTGAGTTCAAAGTTTCCAGAGGTAAGTATTTGTCTTGCAGAAAGAATATTGGTATAGTGGTAAACAATTTTGCTGAGACTTTCAGTTATAAATTCTGCAGCTTTCATAGGAGTCCTAGTTTGCCTGGATATAGTGGCCCGCTTTTTATTCTCTCTCCTCCATCATAATATTTTAGCTCAATAGGCAAACTGTTCCAGCCCAACCTAGCAGCAGCCATTATGCGATGGTTGCCTTCATTGACCCAGGCTTCACCATTGTAGGCTACTACAATGAATGGAACATATTCTTGACCACGATTGTTTAACGGCAGTTTTCCTGTATCTTTCATTATCTGCATGATAGCATCTAAATCCTTTTGCCGCACATTTTGCTGTTCTTTACGCATACCTGGTAATTTTGCCAGTAAATTAACTGGTACAATTACATTTTCACCATTGGGTATATAGGCAGTTGTGGCACCAAAATATGGTGCACCGAACCTATCACGACCTTTTTTCTCGGCATAGGTAATTTTGTCCTCTAACCAATTTTCGTTAGGAACATCAAATCGTAGTTGACTTTCAATTATAAACTCATGCGCTCTCATTGTCCACCTACCCAACGAGCATACAGTCCATTATCTGTGCCACCTTCTTCAGGATGGCGGGCACTGTAAATAGCTATGCCTTTTTGTATTGATTGTAGTTCAGTTTGATCAGCATTAGCGCCCACCGGAAAACTTACATACACAAAGTTCGTGGCTTTTCCTATTACTTTACCATCGCCTCGCAATAATGCTCCGATTAACCTGGCTGCAGAATCATCGTAAATTTCGCTGCGATTGTTTCGCAAATTCCAGTCATCAGCAAATACAGAAGTATAGCCCCGTATGAGAACACCTGGTATTGAATTCATTCTTACCCAGGCTCGTCGCGCTTCAGGTGTTTGAGTTTCACCGGCCACTATTGTGAAGCCTAGCAAACTGAGTGCAATACCATACAGGCTTTGTCCCAGTCCTAGACCGCGATATACATCATCAATAGCAATGTTTGCTACTTGATAGCTTTTCTTTATAGGAAACCAGCTGGCAGATTTTAACCCCAACCAACCTATATATCTCCGTGCTGGTACATCTATTAGGTGTATGAGATAATCCGCTTGAGTAAGCTTGGTTCTGCCTGGTGCAGCCTCATAGCCATATTGTTTGCTCCCGGGTATCATACGGACTCTGCGTAAAGTTTTTTGGCTTATTTTTTCCTTACTGTAATCGGTCTTGTCGCGGTCAGTGCCGGTTCTTTGTATCTCTGCAAGGATGTCTTTTATTTTCATGACGATATAATATATTAAGATATTTATCGACAGTGTAGAAAAAACTTAACACCTGTTTTATTTTATATGAAATAAGGGCCCTAAGGCCCTTTGTTGATTAGTTTTGACTTACGAATCTATTTAATTCCTCAGCTTTACTAATTATATCATTAATAGATGGAAAATCAGGTAAGGTAGGGAAACTTAATTTATCCCTATTATCATCTGTTAATTTAGAATTATATTCTGTGAGTAAAGCTTCCCGTTTTTGAAATATTGGGGTAACAGTAATTTCGTTAGCTAGTTTTAAAAGTTCGAGACGAATCTCATATGGTGATTTGCTCATAATGTTCTCCTTGTGTGTATGTGTGTTGCGGTCGAGCAGACCGCATAGGTATTTATAAGTTACAGAAGATGAGCAATTTTTTTTGCTAGTTCTCTATTTCTAGGTGCATCAGACAAATCAATAGTTTGTATAGGTCTAATAGACTTAATACCTACTCGTTCATTTCTTTCAAATCTTTTTACAAATTTATTAATTTCTGCTGGCCCATCTGCATCTATTAGAACATTACCTATTTTTACTGCGGCATGATCTGCCTGTTCTTTATGATTTACAAGAACAAAAATATCACCACCATATTTCATTTGTAATGCTTGAGCAAATATTACACATCCACCATCAAATGGTCCCGAGTCAGTGGCATCAACTAACAATTTATAAATTTTGTTTTTATTTCTACCTGGCCAGGATTCTAATATAATATCATTTACTTTCATAATATTATTTACTCTTAATAAAACAAAAAGGACCTTACGGTCCTTTCTGCACTTCCCATCCCGATTGAGAATTTGTTTATAATATTTAGCGTATTTACAATTTTCACTGTGCAATAGTGTATAACCATTTTGATTGCCCACAATCCCATATTCTATATATATTTCGTTCTCGCATGATTTGATATTCAGTTTTATCAGCATTTTCCAATGTTACTATTTTTCCTTTGGTGAAAGTAGATCTATGATAACGATGTACAAAATCGGTATAAGCATAACTTGGTTCTAGTTTTTTGTCCACTTTTACAAAATTTAACATTTTATATAAATTCCCTGTTCCCCATCGCATATCACAATAAGAAATAACAGATTGTGGGTTATATTCTGCAACAAATTTAGCAAATAATTTACTAGCACCGCCAACAATGGTATTTTTACTACAATAGCGTATTAACTCATATTGTACCGTTTTATCATATCTTGGAATACCAAAAGTCATAACTGCGACTAGCTCGTCTTTGTAAAAACACCCATAGGCAAATTTACATATAGTATTGTCTTGAATATGATGTTCTTTAATAAAACCCTTTGCCTGGTCATGTGCAATTAACTTCACAGTGCAATGTCTAGCGTATATTTTTTTATCTGTACCTAATATGTTTTTTAATCTACTTTTAACTATATTAGGAGTTTTTGTCCATTCATCTTCAAATATCGTAATTAATCTATATCCTTTTTGATTACAAAGGTGCATTTTGTTAATATGATAATTTTTATCAGTTTTATAAGCTTCGGAATGCCAATAAAGTCCACAATATTCAATTGCAAGTTTTAAATCAGGTATTACAATATCTAATTCATAAGGATTAATTATGCTTTTGTCTGATTGTATTACAGTTTTATCTGTAATGGTAGTTATAAAATTAAAAACTTCTGTTTCTTGTTTACTTGTGTAAGAAGGAATATAAGGATTACAAATTCGACACTTAGGCAAATGTCCATTATCTATATAGTCATCAAAATTATTATTACAAGTTAAACATTTAAATTGATAATATATTTGATCACTAACACCTTTGTACATGTGTTCTGGAGTTATGAACACCACATTTCCCATTAATTTATATTTTTTGTCTAATTTCTGATAAGAAGTTAGTTTTACTGGTTTAGGTTTTCGTTGAAATTTATCGTAATATTCTTTATGCCTTTGTCTGGCTGCTTCAGTTTGTGCATTATTTTTTACACCGTAACGACTGAGTGTAGTATTAATACGGCGGGCTGCGATTTGTTTGCGTTTCTTATCAGTATAAGAGTTTTTTGCTTGTGTGACCTTTTCTTTTACTGAGGCAAGTGCACATGAACATTTATTCGCAGGCCCACAAAATCTATATCCTTCATTTATAGAATTAAACTTTTTAGTATTTCCATTTTGACATATGTTAGATTCACTGTAAATGGCACTGTATACCATTTCAGAAAAATTTTCTGATTGTATCTTGGTATTATCTAATATCCACTTATATAACTCAGGCGAATTTTTAATAATTTTTGAAAAATGCTTGGGTTTATCTTTTATTAGTTCTAAAACTTTTGTTTTCATTTTGACCCTATTACATATGAGCCTATATATAATATATATTAATTAGAATGAAAACACAATGAAAAAACCCGCCGAAGCGGGTTTTTCGTTTAACAACAATCTTTCGATTATTGGAAGCTCAAATTTGCTACAGAGATTTCTGAGAGGTAATCTCCTGCATTTCCAAGTGAAGATGCAGTATTTGTCAATTCGACATATCCGTAGCGTGTCATGAAGCCAACTACTGGTTCGAAAGTAGTTGGATCTAGTACAACACCAGAGCTCATTAGAGGGATATAAGGGCAATAGAAAGCGGCAGCATCAGCTTCGCTTGAGCCTTTATAACCAACTAGAACAGCTTGTGAATCGCTAGCATAGCTATCAACATAAATGCGCATTGCACCGTTTAGGGTACCAACGAATTTAGTATTAGTTGGTGCTTCGAAAGTGCCTTCAGTTGTACGAGCAAAAGCTGAAGTAGTAGCACTCTGTAGTACAGTTAATGAAGCGGGGCTTACAACTGCCCAATTTCCTGCACCACGACGAGTACGCTGAGCGATTAGGTTAGCAGCACGATTGATTAGAACAGCAAGAGCAGCATGTTCATCACCAACGAATGTTGCAGTACCTGACACAGCGGCTTGGTCGTAAGCGAAATCGGTAGCTGCAAGACTGCGTAATGAGCCTAGGATTTCCTGGTCGATTTCAACAGTAATTTCCTGAGCTAGAGCAGCCATAATTTCAGCTTCGATATCTAGACCGTGCATGCTTTGAGCATCCTGAGCAGCTTCAAAAGTCCAACGAGCGCTTAGTTTGCGTGTTTTAGCTTCAACAACTTGCTTTAGAATCTGGACATTAATTTTACGACCAGGAACGCCTTCTAGAGCAGAAGTAGATGAAGCACGACCAGTTGTAAGACTGCCTGAATAAGCTGTAGCAATCTTAAATGGGCTAAGAGCTTCGTCACCAGCGGTTGTGCTAGTATCGAAGGGACTTGGTGCTGTTGCAGTTGCAGTTTCAGCATAACGAACACGCAATGTATGGATCTGAGCTACTGGACCAGTCATAGGCTGTACACCAACGATTTCGTTAGCAATAACGGTTGGCATAACACGACGAATTACTGGAAGAATAACACGATTTAGAGTTGCAACATTACCAGCAGCAGTTGAGCCAGCGGTTGCAGCTTCCATAAGGTGCTTACGGGTGTTATCTAAAACGATGCCCATCGTAGTTCTACGAGAGCCATTTAGGCCTTCTAGTAGGGCTTCTTTTGTTTCGCCCCAACGGCCTTCTAATAGTACTTGTGACATTTTTTTCTTTTTCTCCTAATTAGGGTTAGTTTAGCCCTGCTAGACGCTTAATTTCGACTACATTATTATAATCGGGCTCAGCGTGTACCTTAGCAGTTTTATCTCCTGTTACTTCAACACGACTTTCAGTAATTTGCTGACGGTTCTTTGTGGGTTGGACAGCGACTGAATTGTTAAGTACTGCAGGAAGATACTTTTCAAATGCAGACTTTAGCTTATCTGTCTGCACCGTTTCGAGTAACTGGCTCATTACTGCCTGTTTCTCTTTATTAAGTGGTTTAAGTAAGTCGTTAATTGCTTCACGACGCTCATAAACTTCCTTAATTACCTTTGTTTCTCTTTGAACTGACTCAATTAAAGTTTCTTTATCTTCAATTGCCTTTTTTGCTTCCATAACTTCTTGATGTTTTGTTTCTAACTGTTTGCGTAAGTTTACAATTTCCTTATTCTCATTGAGATGGCTGATTGCAAATTCACTGGCAAAAGCTTCGAACAATTTACGCCCAAAGTTATTTTCACGAGCAGATTGAATATCCTCTTTAAGCTGAGTTAATTCACCTTTAAGACTATTTGACACTGTGCTTTCAACAAGACGAGCAGATCTTTCTACAAATTTACGCTGTAATGATTCCATTTTTGCTTTGGCTTCAGATACTAATCGCACTCTTGTTTCTACTACTGCTTGTTTATCCTTACTAAACTCTTGAATTTCTTCAGCTAATTGTCTTACTACAAAACTTTCTAATCGTTTTGTAGTTTGAGAAGCAGCTTTGCGATCTTCGTGAAGTTCACGAATTTCTTCAGCTAATTGTTTAACTAAAAACTTCTCAAAACGCTGTGCGCTTTCTGCTAATTCACGATTAAAACGCACACGATCAGCTGCTAAACTTTCTTTTTCCTCACGGAATTCAAGAATTTCGGCTTGGAGACTTTCAGTGATCATCTTGTCTAGGGCTTCTACCATAAGTCCCTTATCATGTTCATAGCGGCCGGCGAACTCATTACGCATTTCACTGCGAATTTGTTCTCTTGCTTCATTTAACTTTGATTCCCAAGCTTCATTTAAAGCTTGTTGGGTATCCTCGTTAATGATTCCACTATCAACTAAAGGTTTAATAGCGTCGAACATGGATCATTTCTCCTATTTAAGTTTCAACTCTTTAATTAATTTAGTGACTTCTTTTTCTAGGTATTTTTGTACCTTTTGGTCTGATTTAGCTTCCTTGGCCATTTCCATCAAATGATGACCATGACGCATATTTCTTACACCCTCATATACAGGTGTAGGATATGCATTAGGCGCACTGGGTTGTGCTACTATATCTACAGTTACTATTTCAAAGTCACTGACCTTTCCATTACGATCAACATTACCCTGACCGCGACTAGAAACTCCTAATTTTACTCCACTTTCCAACATGGCTCGTACTAAATTGCCCATTGGTGTAGGTAAAATTTGTAATTTGCCAAAACCGTTTGGTCCATCCATCCACATACGCTTTATATTTGCACACACACGATCTAAATTAATCTTTAAATCTTCTGGATGGTCCACTTCACCTAATACACTGAATCCTTTACGAATCTTGTCATTAATGCTTTCAACAGCTTTGGAAATTTCTCTTACTTCATATACCCTACCATTCTCATTAAGGACGCCTCCCTGCAAGCAAATACCTTCCATAAATAGGTTTTTGCCTCCTCCCGAAGGGGCATCCTCAGAGATAACCTTCATCTCTGCTGTATCAAAACTCAAGTGTTCTCTGAGGATATGCATGTTATTGCCTTATTTTGCTAGTGGGCTACGATCGTTTACTGCACCTTCTTCACCACTCTTTGCTGCAGGTGCTTTTTCTTTAAAAGTGCCAGAATTTCCACCTACGCGGTTCTTCCACTCTTTAGAATGCTTTACTTCCCCTCTGCCTTTGGCATATTCATTCTTAGGCTCAGGAATCTGCTTGTTGTCTGGATCCTGCTCTGTGCCACCTTTTACAATATTTGCAGTGGTGCCACCCATGTTATTCTTACCAGCAACAATAGATTTCTTGTCTACACTTACTGATCCGCCTTTACCTACTTCATGGCCTTCACCTTTGGCAGGCTCTTGCTTATAAATGTCGCCTAACTTCTCGGTGTATTCACGAAGACGAGCAGCTTCACTCATGTGCTTTTTGTCCATAAGTTTTTGTTTTTCTTTAGCCTTAGCTTTCATTTTCTTGGCTTCTTGAATAGCTTCTTCGTCATCTTCTTCATCAGCATCAGCTTCTTCGCCATCGTCAGATTCCTCTGAATCTTCCTCAGAGTCATCACCCATGTCCATGTCATCTTCACCATTAGAATCTGCCATTAGTGCATCAAACTCTGCTTTTAATTCATCTAATGCATCTTCTAGATCCATAACACGGTCTTCCATGTCATTATCACCACCCATACCATCTGTATCCATTTCCATGTCAGCGTCCATTTCCATGTCGCCATCCATTTCATCACCAGAATCTGGGGTCATATCAACATCAATTTCCATGTCATCTTCAGCTTCATGAACACCATGTTCGTCGTGAGTGACTTCATCAGCTAGGCTAGAAACAGGATCGCCGCCCATTGTTTCTTCGTCCATGATTGATTCATAAATTTCGCGGCTTTTTTCAACAACGATCTGATGGAATAATTGACGAGCTTTGTCTTCCTCATCGTTGATGATATATTCTATTAATTTTTCATACTTTGACATATTCTTTCCTTTTTAAGTTATTAAAGGGCACTATCTGTTTTTATTTACAGATATTATAAAAAAAAGAGCTAAAATAGCTCTTTTTTAGGGGTTTTTGTTTTTTATAAACCCAAACCTGGTGCCGCGGCAGGCGGTTTATACTGTTTACTTACTTTTTCTAAATATTTGCCATGCTCTATTTTACGAACATCATTTACTGTGCGTAACTTTTTAATACGAGTTAAAGTTAATCTAGTGCGTCTAGTTTGTTTAGGTTGAGCAGATGTTTGGTCATCTTTCTCAGTTCTATAACCATAAGGAGTAGGCTCAAATATTTCAAATAAATTCATAATTTTATTTATTAAATTTGTGGCGGAGTTGCTGCCGCTGCAGCTCCTGCCCCACCTGCTGCTGCAGCAGGTGCTGCTCCTGGTGCTAAGCCTGGCACTGCTCCTGGTATTTCTGCTCCAGGTGCTGGAGCTAATGCCCCTAAATCAGCACCTATTGCTCCTGGAGTTATACCTACACTGCGCAATCCAGCTTCAGGAGCAGGAGCTTCCTCAATGTCACCTTGCTCCTCTCTCCACATACGCTCATTTTCTTTCATTTCTTCTTCAGTTAATCCTAAGAACCTACTTAATAAGAAGCGTTTGCTCATGTAAGGCACTTGCTCTAACTGTGCATAACTGTTAATTCTTGTTGTATCAAGCTCAGCTTGACGATAACTTGCAAAGTTTTGCGGCTCATTAAATCTTAATTCAAATATGGCACCATCAATGTTTATACCACGCCATCTCATAAACATTTTGAACTCTTGGTCTAACTTCTGAATGACCATTTTTTGTAATCGCATACAATATTGGTTAAATCGCCATTCTTGAATCAATGCATTACCAACTTTACCATCATTAAAATTATTGCCGTCTAACCCAGTATCCATACCAGTGGGCAAATAACTAGCTGGAATTCGCAACCCTCTAAATAATTTATTGGTAAAGAAATGCAAATCTGTAATTTCACCTAGATTTTGTCCACCTTGTAAAATCTCAACACTACTACCTCTACCACCTTCAGTAATAGGGAAAAAATAATCTTCATTAGTGGATAGTGGATTATAAGTTGCATCCATCATGTTTTGTCCACCACCAGTCTGAGTAGGTATACGGCGTTGACTGATCTCATTTTTTACACGCTCAACAAATGCCATGGCCATGTGACTGGGCATATTACCTACATCTATTTTAAACATTCTACGCTCTGGTGCTCGTTGAATCCTATAAATTATGATGGCGTCTTCAAGCAATTCTTTTTGTTTGAATACTTTAAAAACATTTTCCAAAACACTATTACCAAAAGGCCAACTAAAATCTAATCCTTCAGTCAGACTGATATGTACAACATGTTCTGCATTAATTGTGCTTTCATTTTGTGCATTGCTAAATCTAGAACCACCACTATACGGAGTTTTAGGTTGTATATATGCACCACTAGGCCCACCAACTTGCGGATGATTTACACTAATATCTGTAGCATTTATAGTAGTAGCAGTTAAGTTCTCGAAATTAGGCCCTATGTCTTTTACAATATATTGTTCTGGTTTTTTGCCTTCAGCTTCATTTACAATAACTTTTGTAACTTTACTCATTTCGACCCAATATAATTTAAATGTTTCTGGGTCTCGTAAAAAGACTTGATCACCGTATTTTATTGTATTTCTAAATATTTTAAATACTCGTTCGTTAAGTTCATTTAGTGTACACCACTGTGTTAATTGTTCTTTTATGATCTTAACTTCATTGTCTGTAGGTTGCTCACGCCAGAAAAATTGAAATGGACTACCATTTTCCTGACTGGCTTGTGTACTAAATTCTGATAGAATATCTAAAGCTGCGTTAATCTCACTATCCATGTCCATTTGTTCATATTGATTATAACGCTCAATACGATTTGGATGCCCAGTGTATACCTCTGGCAAATTACTTTGATAATTTTTAAACCCCATATTATTAGGCTGACCGCCATTTACTGGGCTCAAAGTGCCTGCTGTATTCACAGTACGAAAATATTTTTTCCAGCTCATAGTATATTTGTCTTTATCGTTTATTTAACCTAATTAGGCAGTTGCGTGGTAAATGCGTTCTAAATAATCTGAATTGTCTTCAGTTGCACTTAATATTTCTTCTAAATACTCTCTTTGTTGTTCTAGAATCCTTAACATTGGATCAAAATTGATATTTAAAGGTATAGAACCTCTAGCTAATGGGATAACTGCTTCAGGCTGATTATTCTCACCTACTATAGTTGGCTCAGTGGCAATACCACCTTCTTGCCTACCACCAGTTGGGCCTCTAGCTGCTATTTGTCTTTCAATTGGGCCTAGCTCGGTTCTTACCCTAAACAACTCATCAGTTAGTTGACGAATAAGTCTATTAGCAACATCTTGATTAGCTTCAGAATTATCTTGTTGTAGCGTCCTTGTTATGTCTTCTTGTTTTTCTCTTATTTGAATCATTTGTTGGTTTAAAGCATCTCTTCTGGCCGCTAACTGTTCATCAGTAGCTTGAATTAAATTATTTCTTGTTAATGGTCCTTCAACGCCTGGTCTTGCACCATCGCCAAACATTGTTCTAATAGTGTTTTCCATCGTTGTCTTAAACCTCTTCATTGCATCAATAAGTCCAGTATCTGAAGTTATAAATAAATTCACAAATTCTGAAACACCCATTTCTGCTTTTATTAATTTTTCGGCTATTACGCCGGTAGCTCTTATAATTTGGGGCAATGTCTTTATATTTTCTAATGCTAACTTATCTAATTCCATTTTCATATCATTTTGAGTTTTTATCGCATCAGCTAATGTTTTAGTAGTAGTATCACCTACAGATCTACCACCTTCTGCAGTAAGTTTCGCAATGATTTCAGGCAACTTTTCTATATTATTAAGGAAAGGAATCATACTTGCTGTAGTTCTTCCTAACATAGCTACAACATCACCACCTACTCTACTACCGGATAATTGCAAGAATCCTGCTTGATCTAAGGCCCCTTGCTGCGCTCTTATGGCTGGCACAAATGATGCTGCAGTACTGGCCATACTAGTCTTAAATTGTTCAGTAGGCTGTTTAATAGTACCTAACATTGCAACACCCATATCAAAAAGTTCTTTATTCATAGTGGCAAATGTGATGTTTTGTGCATTTATCATTTGTCCATTATTTGCAAAAAACTCCTGCATTGCACTGGCCATGTCTGGTCCCATTTGATCAAATAAGGCCATTACTGCCATTAAATTATTTCTTTGATCGCCTTCTAATTTACTTGCAGCCATTTGATATGCTGCTACTTGTCGCCTTTGTTCCTCTGCTCGCCTTTGTTCAGCAACAGATCTACCAGTAATTTCAGAAAGTTCATTTTGCAATCTAATATAATTTCTAACAGAATCAACAGTCTGTTTGTTTTCTGTTCGTTCTGTTATACCAACTTGACGCTGCAATGCCATATACTCTGCCGCACTTGATGCTAACTCACCATAACTGCCTTTTAAAGCTAGTAATGCCCTATCATTCTCAGCTACTTGCATGCCTAATCTAGCGATTGCAGAAGAACTTTGACTTACAGTTTGTCCAAAACCAACTAAATTTTGTAAATTGCCTGACACAAATCTGCCAAATTCTTGTAAATTAATACCAGATTTTCCTGCTGCTTCAGTTAATACTCCTAAACTGCCACCAAATGTTGCACCCGCTTTGCCTACAGATTGAAAAACATCTGTAATAATTCGTGCCTGTTCTATTCTATTTTTTAATGCATTTATAGCAATATCTGCGCCGGCATCTGCTATATTTTTAAATACTTGTCCTACACCAAATAACTTTTGAAAAGGACCTAAACTGTCTGCTATAACTTTTGTAACAGTCTTAAACAAATCACCAAACGCATCTAAACTTATTTTAGCACTGTCAAAAGCATTAGTAGATGAATATAATTGTGCTGTGAAACTTCCTAGTCCACTTATAGTTCTAGTTAAACTACTACCGAAGGTAGACATTGCATTTATTACAGCTCGTTCACGCTCCTCACGCTTCTGTAATAATTCATTCTCAATTGTTCTTAGATTTACATTTTTTAAAGTACTATTTGCTGCAGCTTGGTTGGCATTGTTAACTTGAACAAGCCCGGCTAATAAGTCATTAAATGCATTGCCAGTTATTTTTAAACTGTTTGCAAGCTGTTGAATTTGGTCGTCAATTGCTGCCATATTTCTAATTTGTCCAGTATTTTTTGGATAAGTACTAATATTATTTATCGGATCAATTATAATGACTGACAGTTCAACAAATCCATTACGCCAATACTTCAGACAGCCACAAATTTATATAAAACTACCCAGTAAAGGTAGGTTTTATCCCACTGGCAGTTTGGAAATGCCACCTAATAACGAATTAGCCGTATTTTCCATGACTGCAAAAGATGAAATATTATTTAAAACACCTGATGCCTTAATGAACGGCCAAGGAACAGTTGAGGTAATACATAGCTGTATCCCTTCTATTAAAAATGCATGGGAAATGCCCATGGTAGATTTAGATACAATTTTAATCAGCATTAGACAAGCCACATATGGCAATTCCATGGAATTTTATAGCATTTGTCC